ACTTCTGCGTGTCCTTTGGCTTGAATGCGTCGGCCACCAGCTTCTGAACGTCGATGCCGAAGAGCTTCTTGCCCATCAGGTCGGCCTGGTCAGGCTGTAGTTGTAGCTGTTACCGCCCGCGTCCGGGCTGTCGCCCGTACCGGACGCCCAGGACTGGCTGGTGGAGACCACGTCGTTGCCGAGGTACTTGGCCAGCAGTGCATCGACCAGCGGCGAGAAGCGACTGGTCGTCGTGAGAGTCTCGTTGAAGAACTCGACGACGACACCGCCGCCCGCGTCGACTCGCCTGATGTTCGAGCCGGACGACAGTTGCGTGAAGACGGCGGGCTGGAGTAGAACCTGACCGGCGATCTCGTAGCAGATCGTATCGAAGTCGGCGATGGCGTTTCGCAGGCTGAACGTTCCGTAGAGCGTGGGATACCCGAGACTGTCGATGATGCGCGTCGCCGCCACCAGCGAGCTCGCCCGAGCGTCGGCTGACGCGAGCGACCATGACGTACCGGACTCGAGAATGTTGTTCAGCGGGAACCAATACTGGTCCGCGTCGGCCGTATTCCCGTAGACGTCGTAGGCGTACTGTCCGATGTAGACCTGACTGGTACTCACGAGACCCTCCGGGCGTTGACGGTGTCAGTGAACAGCTTCATCATCTCTAGTGGAGTAACATCACCAGGAGTAGAAAGTCGAGCAGAGAACACTCGTTCGAGTTCGGCGCCGAGTGAGTTGTCCTTCGTAAGATTCGGTGCAGTAGGACCCTTCTGGCCCGGAGTGCCTCCGGCGTTCGGTGGCTTCGAGGCGGCAATCATCTCGGGAGTCACGAACGGCTGCTCGACTAGCTTGAGCATCGAGCGAATCTGGTTGATGATCGGATCGTTGCGATCGATAGTGGCACCCGCGAGGGCGAGCTTGCTGAGCGCGTCCGTGATGATACTCACCGACCGGAGAGCCACCGCGTCGGGCAGAAGACGCGGCATCAGCTTCATGTCCCAGTTGTTGAGAATGAAGATACGCCGAATCATGTCGTGCTCGAGAGACCAGGCGACCTCCATGATGATCGAGTTGATGAGCTCGATCATCGAGCGGCTCTTGTCCTCCGAGAGGGCCAGCGAGCCCTTTCCGCCGGCACCGAGCATGAACTGCTCGGTGTGAAGCGCGCGAGCGATCTCGTGATTCTTACGCTCGATCGCGGCGTGGATCTCGGCGAGGCCGGTGCCGGAACCCTTGACGAGCTCCATGCCCCACTGGCGCGTGTTACCGACTGGAGTGCGAGCGTTGTCGCTGCTCGTGTAGGGACTGGAGTCGAGCAGCAGGCCCAGCTCCGGGTTCACCACGTGGTGAACGATGAAGTCCTGAATGCCCTGGAGAGCGAGCTCCATCTGCGCCTTGGTCATGCGACCCTGGCGAACCTGCTCCATCAGCAGCGCGACCGGAGCGTAGCCGATCGGTACGCCACGCAGGTCAGTCTCGTAGGCCCAGAGCTCGATCTGCTCGAGCCGCTTCAGCTGATCACAGAGCTGGATGACGTGGCGAAGAAGGCCGACGCCGTCAGGCTGCGACGTGAGCGTATCGTCGACGATGTAGACGCAGCGCTCGCGATCGAGGTTGTGCTCGGTGCCGTCGAGAATGCCGCGCTGGATCCATCCCTGAACCGCGCCGGAGTCCTGATCGAGAAACCACTGCTGAAGCGTCTCGATCGGACGATTCTCGATGGTGCCGATGCCGATGAAACCGGGCATGATGTCGTCCATCCGCTGGGCGATCATCTCCTGCACGCTGTGTCCGAACCACTTGAAGGTCGCGGCCTGTCGGACGACCTTGAACCACGGTACCGCCATGCGGCGGAGGTTCTGGCGGATTGCCTCAGCGTACTCGGCGGCGAGCTTCACCTCGGCCGGAGTTAGGTTGACGTAGTCCTCGTTGTCGGAGCGATCCGTGTCCTCCTCGGGATCCGCGGGGCCGGAGGGGTCCCGTCCCGCGAACTGCTTCGCCGATGGAGCGGGTGTCGCGCCCGTGCCAGGAAGCACCGGCTTCTCCGACTTGTCGCCGGTTGGAACGCCCTTGTCGGTCAGGATATTCTTACCCTTGGGAGCGTGGACGTTCCAGTTGGTCGCCGTGATCAGCGCGCTGACGTAGCGCAGCGAGGTCGCGACGATCGACACGTTGTACGAGACGTCCTGATACGCCTCGACTCGCTGCCTGACGGACGCCAACCGGGGATTTCGTTCCGCCGAGGCGAGAAAGCTGCCGACGACCTGAGCTCCACCGATGCCCTGACGAGTCTCGACCCACTTGCCGTCGATCACGGCGTCGTTCTTCAGGGCGTTTCTCACGTCTCTCGTCGACCCGCCGAATACTCGGCCGAGTGACGCACCCATACGCGAGAAAAGACCCATATCCTAGGACGTAGCGCCCTGACGCTGAAGAAGTACAGATCCACCGACGCTGAAGGAGGCTCCCGCGCGCCTAACCAGTCCACCATAGGCCCTGGAACAGCCGTCCGGGATATCTTTCAGTCGTCCGACAGGAAACTTGGAGACCTGCGCGAAGAACATGTCGTTCCAGTCGCCCTTGACTACGCGAATTCTTCGCGCCACCTTGTTCCGAACCTCCGCCTGCGCGGCAAAGGGACGGAAACGGACGACCTTGTCGCCCGACTCGCTTGAGAACTCGAAGTCGTGCCCCGCAAACAGCTCCAGCATGTCGTCCACCTGATAGACGCCGGCCTGGCCGGGGTCCTGGGGCAGAGACTGGAAGACGTCGTAGCCGTCGTGCTCCACGGTAGCCCGGATGTGATCGTACAGACCGCCCGGAGACACGCGATCCCACCAGACGTCCTCAATCCAGATGTCGCTATTCTCCTCCTCGGCGTTGAACGTCTGGGCCATGCGCACGCTCGCCGACCCTGCTCCGTTGCCGTCCTTGGTCGACGCGAAGTCCCATCCTCGGCATCGCAGCGCGTACTTGTCTCGCGGTGGACCAGCCTCCACGACCTCGAACCAGTCGATCGAGACCATGCCACCGCCGCGCGGCTCCGGGCGCTGCTCCTGCTGACCGGCGATCGAGTAGGTGCCGCCCCACGACATCATCACCTTCTCGAGCGCCTCTACCTCCTTCTTGGGGTAGCGCTCCGGGAACGCGATGATGCCCTCCGCGACCGCGCCGACGTGGTAGTTCGGGTCGGACTTGGGATCCTCGACGAGGCCGCGTGGGTCGCCGCGCCACCCGCTCCACATCATCTTCTTGTCGTAGAGGGGATGGTCCTTGTCGTAGTGCTGCGGGATGATCAGCTGCGTGTAGCCGAGCTCCTTCTCGTAGATGAGCCCAGCCACGTCGTCCTCGTGGACGCGCTGCATGATCACGATGAAGACGGCAGTCGCCGCGTCGTTCACGCGAGTCGGCATGACCTCCGTGAACCACTGGAGCGCGCTGTTCCGCTTGGCGTCCGACTCCGCCTCGAGAACGTTGTGTGGGTCGTCGACGATGACGAAGTCGCCGCGCTCGCCAGTACCGAGCCCGTGAACCGACGTGGCGAGCTTCCACCCGCGCTTGTCGTTAGCGAACTTCTGCTTGGCGTCCTGCCGCTGGTCGATGGCGAAGCGATCGCCCCACGCCCGCTGATACCGCTCGTCGCCGATGACGTTGCGACAGCGAACGTTGTCGCGGATAGTGAGGTCATGCGAGTACGACGCACAGACAAAGCGAGCCTCCGGGCGGTTGCGAGGACCCCAGATCCAGGCGGGGAAGAAGACGTCGCTGGCCAGGCTCTTGATGAAGCCCGGAGGCACGTTCATGAGAAGGCGCGTGATCTGCCCGTCGGCGACGCCTTCCAGGTGCTCCATGATGGCCTGCATGGCCCACCCGTCTACGTACTTTCGCGCGGGCTCAACCGTAGACCACTGGAACTTCACGAAGTCGACCAACTTCTCCTCGGCGTCGGCCACGTCCAGCTCGAACAACGTCTGATCCGGCCGTCGCCGCATCAGCTCGATGTCCTCCATCGTGTAGCCGCGAACCTGGTTCGGCTCGTAGCGGCCGGACCACTCGTCGAGAGGAGGCTCGGAGACGGTCACGGCTTGATGCCGGATCCCGGACCGCTCCGCGACTCGGTCTCCGCGGGCGGCGGGTTCAGCGCGTCGCAGTTCCCGTACTCGTCGCAGGCTCTCACCCGTGACTCGTCGACGCCCGGAGGCTCGGCGCTCGGCCAGATCCGTCGCACTCGCTGCTCACTCAGGTTTCGGTTCGATATCGACACGGCGCTCCTCCTTGCAGTCGGGCACGTCGTGCCCAAGTCTCAGACACCGTATACACCGCTTCTTGCCGGAGAACTGTAGATGCGACGTGCCGCCTGCGTACTGCCTCTCCGCCTCCTCCATGCGAGCCAGCCCGTCCGCGTGCCGCCCGACGTTTACCCCGTCCACGTGGATCCAGCCGTCGATCACCACGACCTGCCGGACGTACACCAGCTGAGGCGTGACCGCGTCCGGGTCGTCGCCGACCGCGTTGCGCGCCAGCAGGATGCATCGGGAGCACGTCAGCGGACTGGCCGAGGCGTTCGTAGAGTGCGGACAGCCGCCGCCCGACATCAGGAGTCCACCGGATCGTCGACGATCGTGTCGATCGACAGAGGCACCTCGTTGCTGACCGTGCCCTCCGGCGTGTTCACGCCCGGAGGCAGCGGAACCATGACCGTCGAGTCCACGTCGATGACCTCCAGAACTCGTGAGAGTTCCTGAGCTGCGGGTGAGACGGTACCCGGTACCGTCTCCTCCTCCGGAAGCTCGCTCTTATCCGTCAGGATGAGTCTCATGGCGTCTCTCTGTGCGCGCGTCATACTCTTGACGTCGATCTGCACGTTCTGGCTGTTGTCGGTGTTGTTGACCGTGACCGTCGTTCCAGACTTACTCGCCTCGCGGAACTCCGGAATGTGGCGCTTCAGCAGAAGCGTGAGAAGAGAGTCGCTGTACTTCGTCTCGTACCCCACGAGCTGCCCCGTCTTGTCGAAGATGGGCGTCTCGACTCCGACCGTGGCCCGCTTGTGGGCGTGAGCGTATAGAGACTCCTTGTGCCGCTGGCTCGCCGCCTCGACCGCCTCGGAGAACTCGACGTCCCGCATGAGGTAGCCCTTCACGCGCGCCACGCTGCGGATACCCAGGGCGTCGCAGGCAGCCCGCATACTCCCCGTGATCTCGATGACACCGCAGAAGAGCTCTTGTGCCTCGACGTCCGTGATCGGCAGCTCGCTACCCTCGATCGGGATGAGCCGACCGTCCATGGTGTAGCGATAGCCCGGAGGAGGGGTCGGTGCGTCTCGGAGCCTGAGGAGATCGCTCTGAGCGGTCTCCTCTCGGTACGCCTGCGCCGGGGTACTCATGATACGGTCACTTCGTATCCGTCTCATGAGACGCTCGTCGCGCTCCGGCGGCTCGTCCCCCGGCCGCTTACGCATGATCGAGGCGAGCGCAGGCTCGGGCGGCTTGACTTGGTCGCTCACGACTCGGTCTCGCCTCTCAGGAGCCCCGTGAGTGGATCGGCGACCTCGTTCTGGACCGACGAGCTCTGCACTTCCGATGGTCGTGCAGATCTCGGAGGCACCATGAAGTACGGCACGACGTAGAAGTTGCCCGGATAGCCGATGGAGAGCTGACCGGCGTTGTGGAGTTCCTTGAACGCCACGCGGTCGGCTACGCCGAGATGCTGGAAGTAGAACTTGCGCTGGTGAGGAGGAGTGACGATCTCGTTCGTGTCGCCGGTGACGATCCGCGCGACGGTCTCGTCGACGTAGACCTTGTACTCCTTGTCCGTCGGCGTGAGTACGCAGTGCGTTCGC